CATCCTTATACTGTTCGAGGTCAATACCCTTGGCCTTGCACAAGGCATAGAACCTTGAATAATTGCGTTTTTTCTTTCCCATACGATAAATCATTAAATAGGATCAGACCAATACTTCTTAGCCCCTTCATCCCAGATTGTCATCTCTCCTGTAGTTCCGACAAAACGTCCCTTGCTGAATGCCTTATACCCTTCAACCCATATCTTGCAGGAGGCGTCATACATTGCGCTTATCGCCGCACGGCCTTCCGGCTGGCGTCCTCTAGTGCGGCTGACGAATATCAGCATCTTGTTCTTATGCTTTTCGCAAAACGCTCTGAAATCCTTATACGTCAGTCCCATGAACTGGAATGAGTCGAGGACGACAAACTTCGGAGAACGCTGCTGCGAAATTTTTTCATCCAATTCCTGTAGCGACATATTCGCCAGCTGGAATCTGCTCCCAAGTTCACCCATGCCATATCGGCGAAGTGTGTTCTGCATCGTCAAGCTCACACCTTCCTCCCGTGAGTTATAAAGGACTTTACCGAATGCAGACAACTCCTTGCACAACGACACCACAGCCGAGGTCTTGCCGTTGCCGGAATTCCCCCAGATGAACCAGATGCCGGTCGTCTCAATCTCCCCGACACACTCATCCCATCCGCCACCGAGACGGATCGTGTCGAACTTGATTGTGAGTACCTGTTTTGCTGATAGTGTGCGTGCCATTTGAATGCCGTTTGAAAGGGTTTTCTAAAGATTTTAGAGTCTTGATGCAGCCGCTATCCTAAGCTGCTTGTGGATTGATTTCTTGACGCGTCTGAGGTCAAATTCCATCTGACTGTTCCGAAGCTCTACGGATTCACGAATCACCGATGCGATAGCCTTGTCATCGGAAAGGCCATTGTTCCTGCAGATGGCATTGACCTCATATTCGGTAACCCCGGAGAGAGGGACAAACTTTCTTCCGATTCGTGAATACAACTCCTCGTATCCCTTTTTGTCGAGCTTGAGTCCTTTTGTTATCCTCTTCTGGATGAACGGGGTCGAAAGGAACACGATGCCGCATTTGTCTTCAAGTGCATTATACAGGCTGATGAAATAGTACATCACGGAATCCGTAAGTTTGTCACCCTCATCGAAAACAAGTAGGGGTCTGTTCATCTTGACGAGTTCATCAACGATTCGCGTCAGGGTGGCGCGAACAGTAAGCCCCTCATTCCTGATGCCTATCTTCTTTGCGAGCTCTTCCACGAAGTCAGCCTTGTGCATATCCTCAGAGCAACCAAGGACAAACACATTCTTGTGTGTCTTTGAATACTGGAACGCCGCCGTTGTCTTCCCGATTCCGGCAGGGGCCACAATCCAAGACACGTTCTGATACTGCTGTGCGTCAGCAAGAAGTGTCTCGACATCCTTGAACGCTGAGGTCTGGCAGATTTGCCACCCCTCAGATTTTCCGCTGCCGACAGCAGCCTTGATCCGAAGGAACATTTCATCGCTGATTCTTTCGAACTTGCCGTTTACGACAGCATTGAATGTTCCGGGGCTTGTAACCCCGTGCAAGGAGTTTGCTGCCTTCGCCTGACTTGCATATCTCGCAGCATAGTCAAGAAGCATCCTCTGAATGCCTTGCTTTTCTTCTAATGTGAGTTTCTGTGCCATAATATTGAATGATTTGCTATGTTCTGCTTATTGCATCGAGAGGGTTATAATCCATATTGCTCATTTCCTTATTGAAAGGCCCGATGTCAGTCGTGTCCGGAGATTCTTGTGGTGTCACAATAGCCACTGCATCAGCGAATGTCTCGAACTCACTCTCACTGATTCCTTTCAATGCAGGTGTCGTCAGACCATTCTGCTCCGGAGCCACCCCATACTCAATTTCAAGCGAGTGGTTTTCGATTCTGCGCTGAACCCTCATCCTCTTGTTTTCCGAGTCGTTCTGCCTTATCAGAGTCATATCACCGTCTTTCTGTTCCTGAATGTTCCTATGGACCGTCAGGTACGGATAAGCCGAAGTGACGTATCTCAGTCCAGTTGCTGTCTGCTCAAACAGCATCGCCATATCCATTTTCATCGGATCAAATTTCACTATGAATTCCTTTCCGGTATTTACCTTTCTCCACTCATAGTCCGGCTTGCCGTCAGCGGTCAGAACCTCGTAAGTGTATTTGCGCTTCTGATACTGGATGGATATACCGTCGGCAGTGAATTTTGACGGCCGGTCAGTCCTTATCCAGAACAGGTTCACCATGTCTATCTGTGAAACCGCCTCCGTTTCCGGATTCACACTTGCCTGGTAAGCCGCCAACCTGCCATTGACCGCATTCCACTTCCTGCGTGCTTCCGCATAGGCGGCAAGCAGTTCATCGTATGTATAAAGGGACTCCTTGTTCGCCTCCACGAACTCCCGGTTTATCTTCCACGCATCCTTTGCTGAGATGTTACCTCCGGTGAATCTCCAGTCCTGTCCGAGAATCTGCCGTTGGAACTCCCCGAAAAGCCGTTCAATCGTCTTCGATTGTGGGTTATAAGGTGAGGTTGTCCTGGACACATGCGATGTTATGCTTGCAAAGAACGCCTGTGCGACCTTCGATGTCTGTGCGCCCTGGTTATCCGTGACTATCTCGTATGGCTTATGCCCGGATGTTTCAACCGCCATTCGAAAGGCTTTATACTGGAGGTCAAAATTCTCGGATTTTCCGATGGCATAACCAAGCAGCGTGTCATTGAATGCGTCCGCGACCTCATACACGAACGCCGTCTTGACAACCAGTTTCCCGCCTTCGTAATCTTTATAAAACAGGTTCAGTTTCGTACCGTCACCATACCAGAGAGAATCCCTCATCGTTGGCATCAATGTCTTGTTATGGCGTGAATAAATCTGCTTTGAGGCCAACTCCCCATATACCGCATCATACCATTGCGGCTTGATGTCCGGACGCTCCAGGAACTGACGCAGCGAGTTCTCCGAGCGCAACGGCTTCCATCCTTTCTTTTCGGCGATGCCGTTATATTCCTCAAACAGCTGTGTCAATGTATATACCGGGGTCTTGCTTCTCCGGAGAGCGATGATTTGCCTTTCTCCGGCCTTGGTAATCTTAAGGGTGTTGGTGTTTCCGAATTTGCCTGATATCAGACACGCATACCCGGTCTTTGCGTATTCACGCATCTTGTCACGCAAACGAGCCTCACTCTTCGGGAGGGTGTGATGATATGTATCCCGGAGTTCCTCGGAAGCTCGGAAGATGTTCGACCAGATTATAGGCGTGTTGTTGTTACATGCGCGTCTCATCGCCTTCTGGGTGTTGAACATGTCCTGCAGTGCATTCAGCACTCTTGCGTTAACGGTGTATTCCTCTTGTTTCGGCTCTGGTATCCTTTCACCATTAGGCAGGACGTGGTCATAGAAGAACTGCTGGGCCTTCAGGTCCTGTGGCAGTCCGATCTGTTCTTTCTTCATAAGCTCATCAGGATTGCCATACTTGGCCACAAAACGGGTCTTGAATCTCTCCGGCAATGACACATATTCTATCAGGGCATAGGAACCATAACCCCTGCCATGGCGAAGTATGTTAATACCACCTCTATGCCGTAGGTTTTGGTAATTAGCTGGAGTAATGACAGGGTTTTCGCCCCCTGTCAACTCATCAACCGTCACAGCTATTATGTTTCCGTAGTATTCCATTTTGTTTATCTGTTCTGCGGAGGAAGTGGGATTCGAACCCACGCACCTTTACGGCCTACCGGTTTAGCGGACCGGCCTCTTGAACCACTTGAGTATTCCTCCATTCGGGGCACAGCGGTAAGCCCCGGGTCTCCAATATCCTTTATGCTATGAACTTTTTACCGCTGTTTTGGTTTCCCTTCTTTCTTCCAAGATCCATATGATGCGATAGCGCCAAGAGCGCCCACATACATCATCGGAAAAGCGATCAGCCATACCACCCACCAGAACCCAGTCGCCACCGCGACAACCAATCCGAGCGCTGTCAGCATCAGGGACAAGAAGAAAAGCATGACATCTTTCATTTCTTCGTCGCTTTAGCTATGCTCTCCTCTGACAGTTTCTGGGCGTGATGTAAAAGGTTTCCCCATGCCTGTAGGCTCATCGGCTCATAAGACTCCAGTTCCTTTTCTCCATTCAGCAGCCTCACACCACCGTCCTGTCTGTCTATTCGAACCTGAATCCCTCCGGCGAATGTTTGGATTATCTCCGTATCCGTGTATTCCGTCCGGCAGTTAGGGATGAAACACTGCTCCTCGATGGCTCCGCCATGATTTAATGCATATTGCCGGATTGCTTCCGCAAGGTCACTTTTTGTCAGATAATTAAGTGCTGACCATACGGTCGGCTTGGAGACGTTAAATCTCGAAGCCAGCTCCCTACGGAGCGAGTCTGTCACTTTGATATATATTCTCATAATAGATATGTTTATATTGTCTTTGTTTATTGTTAGCCGGCCATCTCGAATATCTCATCCAGGTCAGCCCATTCCTCGATGCGTGTCACAAGCCTGCCCTTGATATCACAGCAGCACTTATTGATGAACTCGTCCCACGGAGCATTGTCATACAGAAACTCTCCGGTGTAATGAAAGGCGAATGAATTCTCCAACAATCGTTCAATCACCATTTTCAAGGCTTCAACATCGCCATACAATGTGTAAACACGTCTCTTTACCATATTTTCTCAATCTGTTTTATTTTTTCGTACCTTTGTTCTCGGCTTAACAGCAGTTAAGCACTGCAAATATAGAACATTGTGTTCACTTTCAAAATAAATTCAGTGAAATTTTTGTTCACTCTTGATATGGTAGACAGATTAAAAAGTTGTATTGACTACTTAGTGAGTAGTAGAAAGATATTTAACGCCTCAGATTTGGCAAAAATTCTCGGAAAACAACGTAGTTATATATCCGAGATATTAAATGGCAAGCGCAAGATTAGCGAACAATTTGTTCACTCTTTTTGCAATTATTTTCCCGAATTGTCCCCAGATTGGATTATGACTGGGGAAGGGGGAATGCTTAAAACTGCAAATAGCATCGCCCCGGAACATACATTTCCACTTCGAACAGATAACAAAATCGTCATTCAGGATGTCCCGCTATACGATTTCGATGCATCAGCAGGGCTATATGCATTATTCAATGACATTCATCCAGAGCCCATTGACTATTTAAGGATACCTAACCTGCCATCAGTAGATGGGGCTATTTATGTAAGAGGAGACTCGATGTCACCATTACTTAAAAGCGGTGACATCGTTATGTATAAGAAAAAGGAACTGTCCATTGACAGCATATTATGGGGTGAAATTTATCTACTCTCATTTGTTTATGATGGAGATAGTTATACCGCAGTGAAGTACATTCAAAAATCCGATGATCCGGATAAAATTCGCCTTGCCAGTTTCAATCCATCTTTCGCCCCGAAAGACATCCCGATGAACTGTGTCACCGCACTCGCCCTGGTCAAAGCATCCCTAACCTTTCACACTATGGAATAATATGACTCACGAATCACAAGTCCAAGAAAGAATTGCAAAGCGCTCCCTCGAAGAAGAGCGCAAGGCTCGGCCTGTGACATATCTGTCACGGTTTCAAAAAGAAGTTCTGAAGAAAGCAGAAAAGGGACTATATAAAGATGATGGTGTCAGCCATGAATCTCAAGAAGCAGCCGCTTTGAGTTTATTGTCTTCCCTTGGACTATTACACATGATTAGCACAAAGGAAGGAGTTGGTGGATTCTTGACGGACAAAGGGCGACTACTTCTTTATGAGAACCCAAAATTAAAATTTCCAGTTGAGGAAAATACTCGCTGGGTTGTATCCACAACTATCTCCGCCCTTGCCATTATGATTGCCTTAGGATCACTTATGAGGCTGACCCAAAAGGGTTGGT